CCATATACAGAAATATCAAGAGAAGAATATAACTCATATGTAGGCAAGATTGGCAAGATTGATTGGTCTGCTATTTATGATGGAGTAGAAAATCTTGAAGCAGAAGGTGAAGCCTACTGTTCTACAGATGCTTGTGAAATTAAGTTTTACTAGACTCTAGCCTGCTATAATAAGGGGATAGGAGAATTATGTCTAACCCATCAAATCTATATGCAGAAAAGATTTTCTCAGAACACCCACTGGCTATGTGGGCACTTGATGATAAGGCTGACTATGTAAGTCTAATTACAGAGGCTAAAAGAAATATAGAGTCTCAGTGGACTGTAACAGGAGCAACTGTTAATACAGATCCTGGAAGTGGCGCTGTTGATCCTCCTTTTGAAGATAGTCTGTCAACAAGCATTCTTGGAACTGTCCCCTCTGGCTCAACAGCAGAAATTAAGTTGGTTAGTCCAAATCTAAGCAATTTTTCTAATATGAATTCTGATCTTGGATCTTTTTCGGTTGGTTCATATTTTTATTCAAATAGTATTTATGTAGACTCAGTATCTATTGGCTTTGAGTATACGGATCCAGCAACGTCTACCGTTGTAGAACAACTAGAAACATTTGCTGATCCACTATACAACAGATGGTCTTTTATATCTTCTACTTTCTCTATTCCTGACAAAGTTGCAACATTTAGAATAGTGATTAAAATTTCTACAATTGCTGGAGGAGCAACATCATCTGATTACGAATTTTATACAAATGGAATTACCGCTGGGCAGTGGGCTGAAGAATTTCATGCTACATCTTTAGGAACATCAATATCAGCATTTCCATCTAATATTGCAATAACTCAAGACTATGCTGTTGAGGCTTTTCCTTATGGACTAGCAGGAGTCAATGGATACTATCTTTCATCAGAAACATCTTTGTTTGCAAAAAATACAAGCATTCCACTTGTGTATGGGGCATCTAATGTAACAAAAATTACTCCCAATGGAGAGAACCCATCTTTAATTATTCCAGGCCAAGGATTTTTAAATGAACTGGGAAGATATAACGAATACACTGTTGAGTTTTGGGCTAGAATTAATTCAGATGCTACGCAACCCCGAAAAATTTTTGGACCTATAGCGTCTTCAGATGGAATATATGTAGAGTCAGGTTTTATAACGTTAAAAATTGGAAATGCTTTTCGGTCACACTTTGTTGGTGAATGGTATAGACCGATGCTCATTGATGTTCGTATTATTAAAGATTCTGCAAGTTTGTTGATTAACGGAGAAGAAGTTATCTTTCTATCTTTTGATACAGATACAATCCCTCTTCCAGCAATGCTTAATGAGACTAATCAAGACTCTCAAGACTGGCTTGGATTTTACTCATATCAGGATGTTCCAGAAATAGAAATTGATTGTGTAGCAATCTATCCATACCAGGTTCCAATTACTGTTGCTAAACGAAGATGGGTATATGGTCAAGGTGTAGAGTCTCCAGAAGGCATTAACTCTGCTTACGGAGGAACTTCTGCTTTTATTGACTATTCTTTTGCTGACTATACGGCCAACTACTCCTATCCTAGTTTTGCTAAGTGGCAACAGGGAACATTTGATAATCTTGTGACTACAGCAACATCTTTGCAGACACCATCCTATGACCTTCCAGATATATCTATTGGAACAAAAACAATGACTGAGTTTTATAATGACAATAATGCCATCCAGTCTGGCAGTACAAAGTTTATTTGTTTAAAACCTAATAATGACTGGGAGGGTACAGAAGGGTATATTAATTTCCCAACACTAGACATATTAAATGATGAGGTACATGGGATTTATTTAGTTGTACAAGCAGTAGATAACAGTGCATCTCAACAGATACTTTTTGATATCCAAGACACCTTTACTGGAAATAAAATAAGTGCAGTAAAAGAAGGACTTTTAATAAAATATTATTTTACATATAACGGCGAAGAAGAACTGTTATTTACAACAGATGAACTTATTATAAATACAAAAAGAGCCGTTGGAATAAATATAGATAAACTAATTGAAACATTTGGTGGAAACATTGCAACCTTCTTTGGAAACAGAAGAGGACTTACGCTGTATGTTGGTGGAGATAAAACGGGGACGAAAACATTTCCTGGATATATTTACACTGTTGGAATATCTACTACATTTAATATTAATGAGTTGACAGATCACTTTATGTCTAATGGAATAGCCATAGCAACTTCTGGAGATGAACTCATTGTTCACACTGCAAGTTATACCTTGCTTCCAACTGAAGCGTACAACACATTTTTCTTAGACATTGGAATTTCTGGATATTGGGAAGACTATATGCCACTTTCGTATTTTGCTCAATATGTAACAAATGATGTTGGAAATGAATATTATGATCTAGACTTTATTCAATTTAACTTGGACTACCCAGAGCCATCTACAGTTACCCAAGAAAATGTAGGTGTTGAGTCTTTTTCTTATTTAGATTTATATGATGAATACTCTTTGCCAACACAAAGAACATACGGAGATCTTGACGACTCGCTTATAAATGGATGGGAAGATTATTTAGATATGGCTGAGCAATCAGTTCTTTCCTATATATATAATACCGATAACTCCGATGTTAAAAGTTATATAACTTTTCAGTATGTGGCAGAAGGAGCAAACTCACCAGTTAGCGATTTCCTTACTATTGACAAGCCAATAGAAACAAAAATTTTAGATATAGATAATCATCCACAATGGCTAACAACAAGGTTTGAGGTTGTAAATAATACTTTAATCTATCCAAGTAAAACTATAGACTTTAGTGAACTTGCAATAGTATATCGCCTAGAATTTAATATTCGCGGCACCACAACAAAGTCAATAACGTTGAGAAACCTATCCCTATCATCTCAAGTTTTAAATAACAACTCTTTTAATCCTATTGGAACAAAGTTTGGAAATAATTTGTTCCCATACAAAAAAGCAGGAATTTATTATGATTATAAATCTAAGAATCCTTTTAGTATATATAAAGGAAGTACCCCATATTTGTATATGACTAAAAATTCTGGAATTGAAGTAAGGGGAGAGTTCTCTGTTTCAGTAGACCGTGGAGTATCCCTTCCAGTAAATACAACTCTTGCAAACAACTATCGGGTTAGCGCATTTCAGACCTGGTATAGAAATGACGATGAGTCTTTCAGCACCGATCCAGTGCAACTATTTGAAATTAATTATAAAAATGAAACTATTAAGTTTTATACAAAATCAACAAACCCTTCTGGCAGCAGGGCAAAGATATATGCAATAAATAACTCAACAGGAGAAGAAGTTAATGGAATCTCTTACTATGTAAATGGCTCTATAGTTAGAGAGCCAGTCATAACTATTAAAGAGTGGACTGTTGTTGGAATATCTTTTGGATCATCCTTAATATTTGACTCCTTCTTGGGATCAATAAATATCAATGGTCCAGGAGTATTTAATAATATTTCATATTATCAGGCAGGCGACCTTCAACAAATTCAAAGTATTATTAAAAGACCGTGGGCAAATGTAAAAACCGAAGATGGTACCAACTTTGACTGGCAGTACTGGGAAACCAACTACTCTTGGAACGGAATGTTGGTAATATCAACCTCCTCAACTTACGGGGTAAATCCATCAGAAATATACAAAACCTATATTGGGACAAACAAGATTATAATAGATGATGAACAAGGGATGACCCTTGACTCAGATAAACTAAAGATTTATGATACTATTGAGTGGTCAAGTTCTGTAATCACTCCAGTCTAATATGGTATACTAATGGTTATGAATCCATTAATTAGTCAAAAAACTGGCAAGCCTCTTGTAAGTAATGTACGCAAAAAGGTCATAGATAAACAATATAACTGGGGGCTGTACGTATACAAGAAGTCAACAGGTAAGTGGTTTACTGATGGAGAGGGAAATGTCCTTAACATTGAGTCAATGCGTGGAGATATTTCTAAGATAGCAGAACTTAAGAATGCCGCAAAACACTTTGGAGATCCTGGAGATGGCGAAGCGGTTTTTGTTGCGGGACTTACTAGAATTAGCGATGAAGAGCATTCAGAGCAGATGGATAGACTTAAGCAGGGATTAATTCCTTCAATGAACGATCTTGGTGCTTGGAAGGCTGCACAGGATACAGTTGATAAGTATGGCAGAGGTGCATTAGATGAATAACGAATACCCTGTAATTAAAGCAAGTTTAAATACACAAGAAGAAGCCGAAAATCTTTTTAAAGACCAAGACCCTTTTATTAAGTCATGGGAAAGTCTTAAGGACTATTCTGGACTTGATCAAAACTTTAAAAGAAGAGTTTCTAGAGTTGTCAATAAGGCAATTGGAGATGAAGCATATCTAGATTCTGCCAATGCTATGCCATCTGGACAAGACTCTGGTTCTAAGCAGATAAACCCAGGAACTGTATATCGTAATGGTTACGGTCTGTTTGACGTTATTACTCCACCATACAATATGTATGAATTGGCAAACTTTTACGATACCTCATTTGCTAACCACGCCGCTATTGACGCTAAGGTAGAAAACATTGTTGGCCTTGGGTATCGTTTTGATATGACAGATAGCACATCTCTTCGTTTTGAAATGAGCGAAGATGAAGACAAAGTAAAGCGTGCACGCAAGCGTGTTGAAAGAATGAAAATTGAAATACGTGATTGGTTAGAAAACCTTAATGACGATGATTCTTTTACAAAGATTATGGAAAAGGTTTTTACAGATGTTCAGGCAACTGGAAATGGATTTATTGAAGTAGGAAGAAGCGTAGAAGGTGAAATTGGATATATCGGACACATACCTGCAACTACGGTTAGAGTTCGTAGACTTCACGATGGCTTCTTGCAAATCATTGGTCAGAAGGTTGTTTATTTCCGTAACTTTGGAGCAACTAATCAAAACCCAGTAACCACAG